TTAATTATATTTTTATTATAATGTAATTAATAATAAATTATATTATAATAATATATTAACCGTATCAAATAAAATAAACAGGTCTTCATTATGACAAATCAAACAGACAGTATTTTATTTTTAATTTTAGCATTATTACTCGCGCTCATTGGTTCGTTCTTTTTTACACCAGTTCGAGAGAATTTTTTGTCACACCTTCTTCAACCTGGTGAATTTCCAACCAGTGTAACGAAACCATTATTGCAAGGAGACTATCCTCTTCAAAAAGCTGGAGCAGGGCTATCGGATTTAGACAGTAGGTCAATGTCGGCGTTTTATCCCGTTTTTCCAAATAGTTATCTTCAAAGAACGAACAATGTTCGATACTGGGCAACACCGAACAACGGAACATGCAGCCCTGCAAACATGTGCGGAACATTATACGAAGATAAAAAAATAAATGTTCCTGAGTTTCCTCCAATTATTCCCTTTTCATCAAAAGATACACGCGTTAATGTTTATGCGTATGCATCCGACGCCCCATCGGATATTTACGGAAATAGTTGTTAGGGGAACCAAGGTTCCCCTCTGACCCCTCCTTTATAGATTCTCTTCTTTATAGATAGGTTACCGGTTACCCTCTACTCTCCCCTAAATGTTTAAATCGAGGTGACACACTTTTTGTGTTGTTCCCATCACCACTTCCGAATTATATTCTTTTTTTACATTCGAATTCGCATTTCTTTTAGGAGCTCTGTGCTGAAACCCGGTTTGTTTTTCGGTTTCAATTATTTTCCATAATTCTTCTATTTTTACAACTGCATTTTTAAACCATTCCTTATTTCGCAAAACAAGCACGCAGCTGTAAACTTCAAGTCGCCAGTAAATATTTTTTATCCACGTGAGATTGTCATGAGTGTTTACTGTTTCTTCAAACCACGCGTCAAATTCTGCCTTGGTTGTAATATCTAATGGAGCATATTGGTAAAATGGTTTCTCATCTTTTGCAAAATATATAATAACCCCTCGTCTTTTTCCATTCAAATTATAATTCCAGTTTGAAAAATCGTTTGTTTCATCTGAGTCCGCATTAAATGCATCCTCATCTTCATATTCAGTAAATTTAGTTTCTTCAAAGTCGCATTCAGGTAAATTGCAAACCTCCATTTGAATTTGCATTTGAATCCAATAGTCTTCCTTTGGAATTCCATTAATCTCTCTAGATACAACATTCTTTATTTCAACCAGTCGACCGTAAAGCGGTGACAACGGACACACATTTATTCCATCAGGTGAAGCTCCGATGAAATAATACAACGGATTTGGATGTCGAATGCATCCAAATTCTTGAACTTTTGTGCCGTTTATTTCCTCATACAGCTGTTTTGAAAGCACTTCATATTTTTGACCCCAATGTAAAGATGATTCTGTGTTGACGCGACTGTATTTTGTCGGGTCAAATGGCATACATTTTTCGTATATGAGCTGATTTTGAACCGACGGTGAACCAAACGCTTTCCAAACTGAACTTGCTGTAATGAGCCCGTGACGATGGGAATACCACTCTTCTGTTTTTTGCTCTGGCTGATAAAGCGACTCTAAGAATTCTATTTTTTTTTTCATTTTTTCCAAGTTGGGAGACTTTCTTATAAATGAATACTTGTATGAACGATGAGGGCGAATAAATTTGAAATAGTCGTGCATTGCCACATTTATTAACTCATCTATTTGACACGACATGACTGTTTCATTTTCGTCTTCATCGCAGATGTTGTTTTCGCCGGCGTAGTCGTCATCGTCGTACATTTTGTAGTTGATAGAAAAATGCAACATGGATTGCGCGTGGTCATAGACAATGGTTTCAAAATCAGGATTGCTGAATAAAAGAGGATTCGATTTAATAAATTCGTCAATTAAAAATAATGCCTCTTCGTGTAACAACCCCATGTCATCATCTGATAATGTTGGTTCTTCTATTTCCATATCGGATGCATGATTATAGTCTTCATTGTAGTTGTCGTCTTCCTTGTATTCCTTGTATTCCTTATCTTCCTCGTTGGATACGTCGTCATCATATCCATCTGAATGTGTGATTGATGCGACACTCATCATTTTGTCAACATCTAATAATGTGAGAGTGGTTTGGGTTGATTTTGATTTTTTTATTAATGGTTCTACTTTTTTCATTATTATATTTTCAATGACTCAGGTATGAGTGGTTAAACTTATATAACTGTTTCTTTTTAGATGTTTATTATAATCAATTTTTTATTTATCATACTTTTATTTTAATAAAAATTGAATAATGTTATAAATATAAATAAATTATAACATTATACAATATATCTGTTAAAAAATGGGCGCTTCCGCTTCATTGTCTGCATGCACAACTAAATCATCGTCATCGGCAGCACCACCAGCAACATCAGATTGCTTAATAGTTTCGATTGATGGAAACATTGGCTCGGGAAAAACAACAGGCAAGGCAAAATTGAATGAATATATAATGTCGTTAAAAAAAAAGAAAACAGCAGATGATTCTATAATATTTGTGGATGAACCAACGTGTGAGTGGGAACAAATTAAGGATAAGAACGGTGTTCCCATTTTGACAAACTTGTATAAAGATGTTAAACGATTTGCATTCAGGTTTCAAATGATGGCATACATCACCAGGCTTCAAAAATTGAGGCAAGCATTAAGAACTCCAAAAGTAAAACTAATTATTACAGAGCGCTGTCTTTTAACAGACGCACACGTGTTTGCAAAAATGCTTTATGATGCTGGGAAAATTGAACAAGATGAGTACAATATTTACACAAGGTGGTTTGATGAGTTCGCAAAAGAAGTTGAGCCATCATGCATCATATATTTCAAAGCGAGCACAGAAGTGTGCATGAAGAGAATTCAGAAAAGAAACAGGCCGGGGGAAAATATTAGTTTTGATTACTTGGAAGAATGTAACAAATATCACAATGAATGGTTGAATTCAACTTCAACTATGTCAAATGCAACAAAGACAACAATTCCGACACTTATTTTGAATGCAGATGTGGATGCAGAAATGTATGAATACAGTGCAGATATTTACCATTTCATTAACAGCTTGCGCGCTTCGAGAACAGTTGGAGTGATGCACCGTTTGAAAACTTACATTGATGGCAGTCAGCCCAAAGTTTCGTCTGAGTATGATGCGGATGAATGTGCACACGATGCTGCATCTATGGCAGAATATGGAATCCGACCGACATATAAAATATGTCGCGAAGACCAGAAAAACTTGATAAAATTTGGACATGCATCCTTTTTACATTTTGATAAATAGAATGTCAATAATTTTTCGAGGTTTATATTTTAATATGTCTAATTCTCTCGAAGTTGTTGGAAATAACTCGCGACCATACACATCTTGAAGTAGCAGCCATTCAAACATTCCTCCATTGTAAATGTAGACATGTTTTACTCCCAATTTAACAAGTTGTTCATATTTCGAATACACTTTTTCATCATTTGAATTTAATCCATAAATTATTATTTTTGTTTTTTTTGAATTTGTTATAATGTCATTTACAATTTCTTCTTCTTCGGCTATTGGAATGGTGTTTGGAATTAAACATGTCTGGTAAACAGGGTCGAGCGTATTTATTATCGCATACTTATTGTTATTGTTGTTGTCATCATTCTTGTTGTTATTATTATTATTATTGTAAGAATATTTACATGCCATTTGCACATCTTCGTAATTTATTTTAAATGTTGAATTATTTGCCCCCATGAATTGAAATGGTTGAATGTATAATGTATATGAATATACGAATGAATATTTATAATCTAATAAGTATTAATATTCATTAATAAAATGCATTTATATTTTTTATTTTTGTTTTAATATTATTACCTATTTACCTTGCATACATGAGTCCACAATTTCCTCCCACAAATGTAAGCATGTTGAATCTCTCCTCAAAAATCGTCAGGTTATAATTATAATCGTAAATTCTCCATGTTGGCTTATTCACACCAATCGGAACACCGGTTTCCGGGTCACAAATTGTCAAAAAATTTGCACTGGGGTCCAATGGCGGATAAAATGTAGTAAATTCAAGCTCAATCGTCGAAAATTTGCTCGCATTAATCGCACCTGATGGTTGAAATTCTGTAGGCTCAGTATTTAGGCAAAAATTGTAACAATAAAGCCCATCAGGAGCAGAACCGCGACTGCTTGTATATTTTTCGAGGTAATTATAAATACCAGCATCCAGTACATTTTCTCTGTATTTTCCGTCCAATAAAATTCCTAAATTTAATAAGATATCTTTTTGATTTTCTACGCTAAATGCTTTTGTTGTATAAAGTCCGGTGGGTTCATTTAGTGCGGGGTTCCATCCGGGACCATAGCATCCCACAAGTGATGGGTCGTGGCAAGGTGGCGGAGTCCACGGACAATTTGTTGCATCATAGACTAAACCAAAATCAACTGGCGCGGGAATCAATCCAATCGGTTTATAGTTATAAGGCCAATTTGAATAATTGCTCCATTCATTTCGCAAATACGCGTCACTTCTTTGGAAATAAAACATCCAGCTGCTTATCATTCCAAGCGAACTTTGCAGCCAGACTCGCCGACTTCCTGTAACATTTTCATAATTCCACTCGTAAATGGACTTGATGAGATATTGTTGGGGCATGGATGCGAATTGTTTGGCTTCATCTGCAGAAAGAAAACAGTATGTCGACATGAGATGAATGTCTGCATTCCAGTCGCTTCGAGTACTGCTATAACTAAGTTCAATATTGGGAGGTGGTTGGATAAATCGATAAAACTGTTGCAAATTATCGTTGAAATTGGGTTGAATATAGTTTGGCGTTGTGTATTGAGGGAATAAAGATGGTAGCGTGTCCTCTCCCGTATTTACATTCGAAACATCGCGAATTACGAAGAGGTCTCTTACCGGTCGAAGCGTGATGTCGATTTGAAGCGTGTTGTACTGCAACGCAACCAAGGGGAATGCCATTTTGCTGCTCATTGAAAACCAGGCATTTATGGGGATGTAAAGTTTTCTAAATCGTATAGATGGCTCAACTCCTGCCGGTTCGTTTGTATAGTTATAAAATGCATTTGGATATTTCCCGTTATTTGTGGAATAATATGCGGGGTCATTCATTTCCGGTATATTTCCAGTCATTCGATTATAAAGGTCACGCTCTGTTCCATTGAAATTGCGTTGAACAAGTGCCAGCAAATAACTGCCTGTAATTTTTTGAAGCGTTTGTCCTCCAACCGATATTGTAATGTCTTTAATCATTTGTGTCCCCACATTGTCAATCCATTTGAATTCATACGGCGTCCACGATTCATTGCAATTCATCGGAGGTAAAACGGGACTCCAAATATTTGGAAGTGTTACAACAAGGTATGTGTCCATCAATAATTCTGCATACCGTGGAATGTAAAATGTAAATTTAGAATCTTCGCTCATTCTCAAATTTCTTTGACCGTCAAAATCAATTCTAAACTTTTGTAACCCAAAATTTGTATATTTTGCATATGTTGATTTAAAAAATGTTTTTTTAGGATTTGAATTCAATATAATATTTTGATTTCCATACGCGACCAAATTTAACAAACCTCCTGCCATAGTTTCGTTGTATGTGTTATGTGTTGTTGTTAATAATATAAACTATATATATAAGAATATTGATTCTAAATAATTAAAAACAATTTATATATAAATATTGATTATTAATTAAATTCATTTATTTAATATTTAATTATTAGTTTATAAGTAATTTATAAGTAATTAACATTGCATCATAATTTAATTATATATACAAAATATAAGATTTAGAATATATCAAATTAATAAAATATAGATGTCTGTAAATATTGAATCTTTAAAAAATGAAGCCACGGGACAAATATTGCGTTTTAAAAGTATGGTTTCACAAGTTCCCAATACCATTTTGATACACGTTATTGGTTGCACGTTAATTTTTTTTATAATGGGGTGCATGGCATATTACATTTATTACAAATATACACTACTTCCAAAAAGCTGCAAACTTTTGAATAAAAAAAAGGCGGCAGCATTAAATTCAAACTGGATAACAACCGCTTCATCAGACCCGTCATCCCAATTTTTATTGAGAGATTATTACGTAAAAACTGCTTATAATTGTTGTTCAACTGGAAATTTTTCAAATGATTATGTAAGTACTTGTGCTCTTCAAAATGCAATCAAAATGGGATGCAGGTGTTTAGATTTTGAAGTTTATGGGTACAAAGGTCAACCCATTATTTCCACGTCTTTGAGTGATGATAAGTGCATTAAGGAAACATACAACTCTGTTCCATTTGATGAAGCAATGAGCACCATTGCAACAAACGCATTTAGTACAAATTCAACCGTGTGTCCGAATCCGAATGACCCTCTATTGTTGCTTTTTAGATTAAAAACAAATGATGTTGATGTGCTGAACAGCATGGCTGAATCAATAAGTTCAAATTTGAAAGACAGGTTGATGCCGGAATATAATCATGAATTTGGCGGGAAAAATATTTGCGCTGAACCGATGATTAAATTTGCTAGTAAAATTATTGTTGTTGTAGAAGCCACCCCGCTTCTTTACCAGCCGGGTGCTGAAAAAATGTATGAAATTACGAATCTTACAAGCAATGCATTTTTGAGAATATTAAAAGTGTTTGATGTGCTGAATAGTCCAGATATTATAGA